CTTATAAAGTGATTAAATTCTTGCGTTCTAAAATTAACGAAGTCAATCTTCTTAATGCAAAATTATTATTTTCAAACAAATTGTTTAGAAATTATCCATTAAGTGAATCACAGAAAATGAAAGTCATCGAAAACTTTGACAGAGCTCAATCATTGAGAGAAGTTAAGTTAGTATTTGGTACATTGGCTGAGTCATTTACGGCTACTAAAACTAAACGATCAGTTGTGAAAGAAAGCTATGCTTCTAAAGCTAGCAGATCTACTGCACCAAAGAAAGAAATTCTTTCTGAAGGAAATGCATTGACTGCAAGATGGAAGAAATTGGCTAATTTAAAGTAACTCTAAAAAAGGAGAAAACAAATGAATATTAATTCATTACTACCTCATGATGCTGATCATAACCAAAACCAGGTTTCTATTGGACTAGAAAACAAATGGTCAAAGACTGGTTTATTGGAAGGCATCGATAATGAGATCGAAAGAAGAGGGATGGCTGTTCTACTTGAGAACCAAGCTAAACAACTCGTAACGGAAGCAAATGCTACTAACACTGCCGCTAACGGTGAAGAGTGGGCTGGTGTTGCGCTTCCATTGGTACGTAGAATCTTTGCAGAAATTGCTGCAAAAGACTTTGTATCAGTACAACCAATGAACTTGCCATCAGGTCTAGTATTTTACTTAGACTTTAAATATGGTACGGCTCAAGGTATTAAAAAAGGTGGTTCTGCATCAGGTAATGACTTCCTAACGGGAGCCGGAAGAACATCTCAAACAGATTCTGTTTTTGGTGTAACTGATGCTGATCGTGGTACATCTGCACCATCAGAAGGTCTTTATGGCGCTGGTCGTTTCGGATATACTATTAATGATGTAACTAAATCTTTTGGTGTACTAGCTGATTCAGCAACAACAGTGAAAACTGGTTCGATTGCCGTAGGAACAGGTACATTTACAAATGATGGTAACCTAAGTCAAGCTCAATTTGATTTCTTTACTAATTACAATTCAGAATTATCTGCATCTGTAGTTGCTAACGGACAAGGGCCATTTACTGTTGCATCTGTACCAGTAGATGAGTTGGCTGATTATGATTCTAAAGGTATTAGAGCATTTAACATCCAAGCGACAAACCTAGATAGTTACTATCCAGAGTTTAACGTGATCAAAGGTAATCATATTCATATGTTAGTTGAAGCTACGTCTTTGACAGCAGGAATACAAACACCTACTGTAATTTTCCAGAAACAACCGACAGATACGTCTAGAGGTGATTTTGAAGATCCAGCAGCGGTTGGTAATAATACAGATTCATCTACTAAGTTAGATATTCCAGAAATTAATTTGGAAATGCGATCTGAGGCAATTGTTGCTAAGACACGTAAATTGAAAGCTATCTGGTCTCCAGAATTTGCTCAAGATTTGAATGCTTATCATTCAATTGATGCTGAGGCTGAATTGACTTCTATGTTATCTGAATATATTTCGCAAGAGATTGATTTAGAGATCCTAGACATGTTGATCCAGAATGCTCAGACAGTAGAGCGTTGGTCTGCAAAAGTTGGGTATGAATTTGATTCTGCATCAAATACATTTGGTCAAGGTAACGCGACTGCTCAGGCATACAACCAAGGAACATGGTTCCAGACTCTTGGAACAAAAGTTCAAAAAGTATCTAACAAAATTCATCAGTTGACATTACGTGGTGGTGCAAACTTCCTAGTATGTTCTCCTACTGTTGCAACTATCCTAGAATCAATTCCTGGATATGCTGCTGATACAGACGGTGATAAGATGCAATTTGCAATGGGTGTTCAAAAAGTAGGTGCTATTAATAATAGATTCCAAGTATATAAGAATCCTTATATGACTGAGAATACTATATTGATGGGTTATAGAGGTTCTCAGTTCCTAGAAACAGGTGCTGTTTATGCTCCATATGTACCACTTATCATGACTCCATTAGTATATGATCCAGATAACTTTACTCCTAGAAAAGGTGTAATGACACGTTACGCGAAGAAAATGGTTCGTCCAGAATTCTACGGAAAAGTATACGTACACGGATTAGACACTATTTAGAATTGATGATTAATTAATTTTAATTAACAAGTACTAATTAGCAATTAGATTAAGGGTGGCTTCGGTCACCCTTTTTTACTGGCAGAAAGCTTCAAAAAGATTAGGATCTTTGAAATATTAACCTTATATTTATATATAAGAAATAAGAGATATGAATCATCATCACGAATTAGGAAATCAACATCGAGCATTACTTAACCAATTAAAGCTTGCAAAACAATTCAAAGAGAAGAAACGCAAACATTGGAAATCTGATCGCACCAATGATGCAGCTCGATTTCAATTTCAAGATGCGATCGGATTAGTTAACCAGTTAGAAAAAAAATTATGGAAGTTTCAATAGGATATGAAAGAGTATTAAATTTTGCCAGCGTTGCACATCAAGGGCAAAAGAGAAAGTATACCAATGATGATTATATCGTTCATCCGATAGCAGTTGCAAAACTAGTTCATGAAAGATATGAAGATGATAATATGACATGTGCTGCTTTACTGCATGATGTATTGGAAGATACGACGGTTACTCATTCTGAATTAAGAGCATTTTTGCATAAAGCATTTAGCGTCGAAAGTGCAGAAGATATTTTATCATTAGTTGTTGAATTGACCGATGTATATACCAAAGAAGCATTTCCGCATTACAATAGAAAACAAAGAAAAGACTTTGAAGCGTTGAGAATGGCATATGCATCTTTAAGAGCAAAGCAGATTAAAAAGGCAGATATACAACATAATTCAGAATCAATTTTAGAACATGATCCTAAATTTGCAGAAGTATTTTTGGCAGAAAAAGAACTTTTAATGAAGTGGATGTTTAACTAAAAAGCTTGAAAAAGATTAGGACTTACGAAAAGTAATTCTTATATTTATATATAATAATTAATAAGAGATATGAGCAAATTCAAAATTCAAAACCAAGAAGATTTTAACGAATGTTTAATGTGGGTATCAGACCTATATAAAGATGCATATGGATTCCGTCCTAGAGGATATGATTTCCAATCATGGTCATTTAAAGAGTTGCAAGACTTTGTCGATGATTTAAGTGAAATGGCAGATCGTCAAATTGAAGAAGAAAAGATTCGTGAAGCTGAAAGCGTTGCAGAATTTAGAAAAAAATTCGAAACAATTATGGAAGAACAAAACCAAGGTTACCATAAAGCTTTAGAGTGGATGTTTGATGGTTATATTGCAGAAGAAGGATTGGATTGGTATTCAAAAGAATCCTTTGGATATCATCATGGTATTATTCATACGGAGCTTGGTTGGAAAGTCCAAAAGGATATTGAAAATTTAATACATTGGAATCCTTCAAAATATAATTTTGATGTACCAGCGGAAGTTATAGATCATTCAGAAATTTTAGATAAAGAATATGATCCATTATTCAAATAAACAAAGCGCCTATCATTAGGGTGGCACCACGATTAGCCGTAGCTGGCAAATTGGCGTTAAGGTTTAGACCGCCATTGGGATAGATTCAGAAACCCAATGCTTAACGTTTAGGTTGATAGGATGAGCTTTATACAAGCGGGTGGGCAGGACAAGATGTTCATTATGCGAAACCGGTAGGTCGAAATGCCAGATTAGCAGAACGGAAAGTAAGTCGCGAGACGGGAGTCAAGAAATTGGCTCCTTTTTTTTTTAATAAAAAGTTACAAAAAAATTAGGACTTTTAAATTATTCTCCTTATATTTAAGTATAAGAAATAAGAGATATGGAATATAAAGAAATAGAAAACCTAAAAAGATTACAGAAATTTGTAGATGAAATGAAAGCTACTTCATCTCTAATAGAGAAGAAGGTTATTATTGATTCAGTAAAGAAAGATAAGTTCATTAGAGAGGCGTTAAATTATACATACGACCCTTATAAGAAGTACTATGTAACCAGTAAGAATTGTAAAAAGAATCATGTTTTATTAGGTTATTCAAATACATACGGTAATATCTTCACCTTATTAGATGACTTGTTAAATAGAGTCTGTACAGGGCATGATGCTATTGCAAATGTGAATAGATTTATCCTGGAGAATAAGCAATATGAGGATTTAATTTTTTCTATAATTGATAGAAATTTAGAAATAAGAGCTTCCGATTCGGTTATTAATAAGGTTATTCCAAACTTGATTCCAACCTTCGATGTTGCCTTAGCAACTAAATATGAACCTAAATTTTGTGATTTTGAAAATGAAGTTTGGTTAGCATCTAGAAAATTAGATGGAGTAAGATGTATTATCAGAAAAGAAGGAGATGCCGTTACTGCCTATTCTAGACAAGGAAATGAATTTACGACCTTACAGAAAGTTTTAGATGATGTTGTTGATATGAAAGGTGATTTTGTTTTAGATGGAGAAATTTGTTTAATGGATGAAAATGGTAATGAAGACTTCCAAGGCATCATGAAACAAATTAAAAGAAAAGACCATACTATTAAAAATCCTAAGTATATAATATTTGATTATTTAACATTGGAAGAGTTTGATACTAAAGAGAGTGATACAAAATTATCAGATCGATTAATTAGATTATCATTACATCAATATGATACATTAAGTATATTAGACCAAATCAAAATTGATAATGAACAACAATTATCAGAGATGATTGCAGATGCGGATTTCAACGGATATGAAGGTGTAATGTTAAGAAAGGATGTTGGATATGAAGGCAAGAGATCTAAAAACTTATTAAAGTGTAAAAAATTCTTCGATGCTGAGTATGAAGTGTTAGATATTGAATTTGATAGCCATAGAGTTATTAGAGAAGGAAAAGAAGTTGTAATACCAATGTTGGCTAATGTATGGATCGAACATAAAGGTTATAGAGTAGCAGTTGGATCTGGATGGAATCAAGAACAACGAATTCGATATCAAGCAAATCCAGAACAATTATTAGGTAAAACAATTACCGTCCAATACTTTGAAGAAACAAAGAATCAGGAAGGTGGAATAAGTTTAAGATTTCCGACCGTAAAACATGTATATGAAAACGGCAGAAATGTATAATCAAAAATCATAAATAAAAAATTGTTACATATTTATATCAAAAGGATATAGACATGGCATCCGGAAAATATTCATTTGTAATTGAACAAGGTACAACCACAGATTTTGAGATAGTGTATAAAGATTCTAATGAGTCAACCATTGATTTATCAGGATATGTTGCAGCTATGCAAATACGTGATGTCAGAGGCGGTACAATTTTATATGCCACATTGACATCAAGTTTAGGAGATTCTTATAGTAAGACAGCTGATAATTCATTTCTAAGTTTATCAGGAAGTAATTTAACTACACCTCAGGCATCTGGCAGTATAGGAGTCTATATAGGACATGAACTAACAACAGCAATGAGTTTTGGAGAAGCATATTATGATATTGAAATAACTAATGGCGTATCTCGAGAAAGATTATTAGAAGGTAAAGTCCAGTTAAGAAAACAAGTAACTACGGTCTGATGAATGAGCAATTCTATTAATATAAATGAAAACAACAATTCTGTTAATATAGAAGATCAGAATAGAAGTATTACCGTAACAGATAATAATACGGGGCTCACCGCCAACGTGACGCAAGATGTTACTAATGTGGTTAGTGTTAATTCTGCAGGACCGATTGGCCCTATAGGACCACAAGGACCTTCTGGATCACAAGGACCTCCTGGATCAGATGCTTTATTTCCATTTATAGGCGATGCTCAAATCACCGGCTCATTAGATATTAATGGATCTGGTGGAGATATATTTCTTATCAAATCATCTAGCATGGATATTTTAACAGTAGCAGAAACAGGCGCTGTTACAATAACTAATAATGCACCGACAATGTTTTTAATTAGAGATGCATCATTTGCTCCAATATTAGCAGTTTCGGAAAGTGGTGTTGTAATATTTGCAACTCAATCAGTGCAATTAACAGGTACGGCTCCGGTTGGTGCAATATATTTTACATCATCTAGTTTATTTGTAGGATTGGAATAGATTAATTTAATCATGTATATATTTATATAAAAAGCAATAAAGGAAAGAAAATATGGCAGAATGGAAAAAGGTAATAGTATCAGGTTCGACAGCTGAACTATCCTCGATATCACTCGATACTGCATTGCCTGTATCATCAGGTGGTACTGGCGCGTCATCTTTAACTGATGGCGGAATATTATTAGGTAGCGGGACTGGTGCTGTAACAGCAACTTCCGTGTTAACAAATGGTCAATTATTAATTGGAGATGGCACTGGTGATCCTACTGTATCAACCTTAACTGCAGGATCAGGTATTTCTGTTACAAACGGAGCTGGATCTATTACTATTACATCAACTGCAGGAGGCGGAACTGTAACTAATGTAGCAACAGCAGGAAGTGTAAATGGTTTAACTTTAACCGGTGGAGCTATCACAACAACTGGTACTATAACATTAGGCGGTACATTAGCAAATGTAGCTAACTCAGCCTTAACAAATGATAGTGTAACTATTGGTTCAACTGAAGTAGCTTTGGGAGCAACCGTTACTACATTTGCTGGTCTATCAAGTGTTACTTCTACCGATTTTGTAGGAGCGTTGACTGGTAATGCTGATACCTCTACTAAGATAGCAAGTATTACAAATAGCAATATTGTTCAATTAGCTGCATCACAAGCACTAACAAATAAAGATTTAACTGGTGCGGGAAACACATTTCCTACCTTTAATCAAGACACAACTGGTACCGCTGCCAATGCAACGGTAGCAGCTGGTGTAGCAGCAAATAGTGTAGCATTAGGAGGAGATACTACTGGTAACTATGTTGGTACATTGACTGCAGGAGAAGGTATAACGTCTACAGGGGCAACATCAGGAGAAGGTATAGCTCATTCATTAAGCGTTGATTATGGTTCAAGTGCAGGGGATGCAGTAGAAGGTAACACGACAATAACAGTAAATGTCGCATCTGGTGAGTTGACAAGAGACGTAGGATCAGCAGCACAAGCATTAGGAGGTGGACCTTCTTATACGTTAGGCCTTGCTGATACAATTACTGGAAACAGGACATTCTCAGGTGATGCCATTACAATTAATAATGATCTTATTGTTCAAGGAACAGCATCATTCCAAAGTACAACAAACTTGCAAGTAACAGATAGATTTGTATTATTTGCATCTGGTTCATCTGGTACTGGTGATGGTGGTATTGTTGTACAGCAAGCAACTCAAGATGTTGGTGAATTATTTGGTTATGATTCAGGAGAAACACGTTGGGGATTAAAAACAGCATTTTCCGCGCAAGCCACATCATTTGCACCAGATGCATTTATGTCAGCTGTATCGACTTTATCTAGTACAAATCCAAATGCAACAGGACCGGATAGTAGATATGATAAAGTAGGTAACATATACGTATCATCAGGAGATGAGAGTATTTGGATATATGCATAATATTTTATATATTATAAAAAAAGTTATAAGTAAATACATGAGTTTAAAGGCATCTAATACAATCATTAAAGACAATCCAAAAGAAATCAACTCACAGTCACACTCTGAAATTCATCTAAATGAAACAGAAATCGTGACTCTGCTTTCTCTAATAAAACGATCGACATTTAATGGAGGAGATATTGAATCTCTTTATAATT